GGCCGCCCTAACCGCAAGAATGGAAACTTACGGGTGGCTCGCTGACATTTTAGTCAAGCGTGCCAAGGGCATTGGCCTAACACCTCCAAACGATATATCGGAACAGATAGCATGGGTTGCGAGCATGGAACGTGAGCACGGCGCTATCGTTGCTGCGGCTTGTAGCCTGCTATACTGTGATTACCCCGTGCAAGTAAATTTATCTGACAGCGATATACTTAGGCTCGCCATCGAATGGATGGCCGCCGCTGCTGTCAGTAGACATGACCCCGACCTAGGTTGGGGATACGTAGCTACTCGAGAGGACAGGGAGAAACACTTCCCTGTAAAATCTTCTCACCCCGGTGCAACCAACAAAGTAAATGTCTACTTTTCTGAGCTATTAACATCATACGTTTCTCAGAGGCCGACCGAAGCAGAAGCAATACTGGCATACGTCCCTGAGATCGCTGGGAAGCTGTATGACGACCAAGCCTCAGCGTGGCTGTTGTACTGCCACGCTCTCTGCAATGAGAAGCTCGACAGCGCTAGGTTTTCTACAGCCGTAATGCTAAACCCGGCTGAAGCAAAAAAGTTGTCTGTGGCGCTCAAGAGTTGTGGTGCGAACGGGTCCTTACTTGGTGCGAAGTTCGTTGAGTGTGATACCCTGCAAGGGCGCGGTGTCAACCCGCTAGACCTGAGGAAAGAGGCGATGTCACGGTGTGATGCCGCCGCTGTGAAGGCCGGGGTAGCAAATATTGATGATGACAAACTCTCATCCGCCATCCGCTCTGTCCTGCTCGAGGAAGTACGGCCTGAACGCGTCGAATTCCTCGACGATGACACTTTCTGGGACCGGAGGTGGCTTTGGTGTGTGAACGGTAGCCATTCGAAGCTCCTCGAGCGCGCAAAGCCGCAGCACGCCCTTCCCAAGCTGCCTGGTGTATCAAACGTCTATCGACGTGTCTTTGCAGAGAATACACCAGTGAACCCGCTACCTACCTGGGACGGCGAAGTGTATGTCTCCGTCTCTCCGAAACTTGAACACGGGAAAACGAGAGCAATTTACGCTTGCGACACGATTAGCTATTTTGCTTTCGAGCACCTGATGCAAGGTGTCGAGCGCGCGTGGCAGGGTAGGCGCGTCGTTCTGAACCCTGGAAAAGGTGGCGTTGTCGGAATCGTCGACCGAATCCGCAAGTT